AGTACTTTCGCTATATCACCTCAATAGAGGCTACTCAATCACCTACACAGGAGAGTTTAACCCCCCCCCTGCTTAAATCCACAGTGACCTTTGCGTCTCCTAAACGCGTTCCGCTGCACTACGGAAGTGCCCTGGATTGGCACAATGTATGTACGTGTACTGTATGTTGTTGTTTTTGCAAGGACCATGCCCACAAGGCCCGGCAGCACCAACTCCAATGGGTCCCTCTCGTGACAGCTTAAGGAAGTGAGATATTATCCGGCCTCTCAGTCGGCAGGGTTGCCCCTACGTGTTAACACGTCCTCCAAAAGATTGTCACAAGCCCTTCCCACCGAAAGCTAGGCAGTTGGCTAGACTGTGCTGCTCGCCAGAAGGTGTTGTAAGCATGTTTTTGTATTTTAAACCTAAAAGGGAATCATGAGTTGGCGTTTGACTGCCTTCTCTGCTGCTCCCATCAATAATCTCGGCACGTTCTTTTCAGCCATGTCCATTACTCCATTACCCAAGGCCGACCCAATCCGTTGCACCTTGTCCCAATATCCAAGCGTAGATGGCTTGTGATAAGTGTGGGATGCGTACGCCGGGTTGCTTGGGTCAAACCTGACTCGCCACTCGCAACAAACCATGACCTGCAACTGAACTCCGTTAGGATTATACAAATAAATAGGGGCGAACCCATCAAACATTAAAGTGTCATTAGTCCAAGTATTAGTGAACCCGCTTGACGCTTGCAACGGCCTGAAATCAGACAGTGCGTTCATGTCGTACGGTACAGCATCCACCTTAACACCGCGCAAAGCCAGCTTGCCAGCTGCGCACAATTCCGGCGAGGAATACGACACCAGATCGTCGGCTACTGCCTGCCACGTCCTTGTACTGCCACCCATGTTAAGCATCTGCTTTGCACGTCCCATGTATATCACTCCTGAGGTCGTTTGCAGAGCCTCAGGGTTCATGACTTTTATGGTAAATGCTGCAGGCGTAACCCTAGCATCGCCCCACGATGCACCAGTCATTGCTTCGAACCCAGCAAATGTGACCTGGTTTCCGCCAATTGCGAAATCGATCGTGGGGTGGCCGTACAACGGCTGAACGTGACAAATGTTAGACCAAGTGTCCGATGCATTTCTCAACGGTCCAAATAAGTTAAATTTACCAACTGTTGTGAGTACTTGTGTTGTCCTGATGACGGTATAATCGCCCACAGCACGAGGGAGAGGAACGTGACTTGGATCAAACGCATCCAGTCCTTTGACGATGGTCTGCGGCTTAGCAGTGTCTCCGAAAGCGTTGTTAACGCTAACAGCGACGGACTGCGTGACACCACCGACCCCGTTCGTGCGCTTCCGTTTCCGGGCGCTCTTGTTTCCTCCTCCATTGGCTGCTCTCTTACCTCCCTTGCTACCTCCATTGTTTCCCATATTGTGTTACTATTACTACAATACCCTTGAGTGTTCCAAACTGCATGTCGTGAGAGTCATGACAACTGGTGGGATAGGATACTACGACCTATACACCTCATCGTTGCAATCTACTAGTGACTTTTTGCCCCCCTACGCAACCGCCTCTGAGGGAGGATGCCTAAGGAGAACATGATCATGCTCTCCATGACCATGTTCTCCTTAGGAATCCTGCCACAGAACTCTGATGGGCAGGACAGAATTCTACATCGAGTCACAAAGCCTAGATGGTTGTCAATCCGCTGCTGATAGCGATGTTCACCGGAAGATTCCGAACGCCGCTGTAGCTTCTCGCTTTAATCTCGTTCTCCATTGCAATTTGCATTGACGGTGGGTAACCGAATGCTTTAAAAAATGACACTCGGGTGTCGTCGCTAATCTCCCTAACGTGGTCTCCCCTAACTCTCGGGGTCCGGCTCAAACGGATGAATCCTGAGTCGGCAACGATATTAGCCTTCATTAAGTTGCTGGGCACACCTTCCCTCTTGTAAACTTTGTACAATTCACAAAAGATTGGCATATCGCCATACAACGCCAAGCCACCTACCCCAACCTGGTAGGACCACTGCCGATACCCTAACTCCGTGCTTACGGACAAGCTCAAAGAATCCTTGGCAAAAGCAACCTGGGGCTGCCTGCACATTACCCACCTGTCCTCCACTGCATCCACCAACACTGGTTGCATCTGGCAAAACACGCACTCCTCAAACTCGTAAACAGGCTTCTCAACCTCCATCTCAAACCCAAACCTCAAAAACCACTCACTAATCCCTGCTAACTTATATAAGTTGCAGTTGTCCATGAAAACCAGGCAGTCATCACCATTGTTACCAAGCTCAGCCGGCACCCCAATCGACATGAGGTACCATTTGACCAAACTAACCATGATCTTACAATTCCCGACACCAGTGTTCATATCTACACTGGCCCGGGTTCCA